GTAACTTTATCTACCGGAGGAACTGGTGGATCAAGTGGAACTGCTGGAGGAGCAAACACAGGTGACGGAGGACAAGGTAATGTTCCCGGTCCTGCTTTGGGAGGCGCTGGTGGATCAGGAAGAGTATATGTTGCAGCTCCTGCACAACCATTTGCTTTTTATGGATCAGGTGTTTGGGACATGAGAGCCCTTTACACTTATGTTAAAGCTAATCAGTGGTCTTAATTTTTAACTAATCTTTACAATCTTCATTAAATAGAATAGTATCCTCCAATACAGAATGATTGGATTAAAAAATTATTATTGGTACTTTAAACAAGCACTTCCCCAAAAAATTTGTGAAGATATTATTGCTGTAGGAAATTCTTACCCGCCAGAAAGAGGTATTATTCAAGGAGAAAAAGAAGGATCTATTTCAGATGCTTCTAATATAAGAAAGTCACAGGTTACATGGTTAACTGATCAATGGATCTATGATGAAATAACTCCTTATATTAATATGGCAAACAAAAATGCTGGTTGGAATTTTGATTGGAACTGGTCTGAATCAATTCAATTTACAAACTATGAGCCAGGTGAATTCTATTCGTGGCACAGTGATGATTCCAAGGAACCTTTTGGAGATGATGCCCATCCTAATTATAGAGGCAAGATTAGAAAATTGTCGGCTACTGTAAGTTTATCTGATCCTAATTCCTATACTGGAGGAGATTTTGAACTAGATCTAAGAAATAATCAATGTGGCAGAAACATTATTACTGTAGACGAAGTTAAAGAACAAGGCACTATTATAGTGTTTCCGTCTTTTATTGATCATCAAGTACGGCCAGTAAGAAGTGGAAAAAGAGTATCATTAGTAATATGGAATTTAGGTCCTCCATGGAAATAATAAATAATTTTTTAGACGAAAGAGATTTTACTCTTATAGAAAACACTTTTACAAATTCTCCGGGGCTTTCAGATATAGCTTGGTTTTATTCTACAAAAGTAGGTACTAATACAGATGTTGATAATCTTAATCATTCATACTTTATTCATACTTTGTATGATCAACATGCCAGTAGGAGTGATCTATTAAATGTAATTCAGCCTCTTCTAAAAAAATTAAAAGTAAAAAGTTTACTAAGGGCAAAGGTAAATTTATTTCCAAGAACAGAACAAGTATATAAATTTGATACACATAAAGATTATGGCTTTGAAGCTAATGCGGCTATTTTATATCTTAATACATGCAATGGGGGAACTTTTCTTGAGGACAAAGAAAATCCATTTACTCAAAGTGTACGAAATAGACTATTAAAATTTAAAACTAATGAAGCTCATCAAAGTACCTCTTGTACTAATCGAAAATTTAGAATGCTAATTAACGTAAACTATTTTTAAATGAGTGAAACATTAAAATCTTTATTTGCAGACGTTGAAGAAGTATGGCCTTCTATTTTAAAGCATAAGATTCCATCTTCTATTATTGAGGAGATAAAAAAATATGTAGAACGAACCGATGAAATTAGAAAGCATAAATTAAATTTTTTACTGGAGCATTACAACTTTGGCAATAATTCTTACCAGGTTTCTGTACCTTATGATTGTCTTGAAGGGTCTTTTTTACAAGCTTACCTTATCTATTTAGGTGAATGGTACAGATGTAAGTATGAAAATTTATCTTTTGAACAAACCAGAAGATCTGTTCGTTTAAGAAGACATGAAAACCATTTTGATGCATATGATTGTTGGATAAATTATGTAGAAAAAGATGCTGTAAATGATTGGCATTTTCATGCTGGCAATTTATCTGGTGTTATATATCATACTGACTGTAAAAGTTCTGCTACACATTTCGAGAATGGTTTTTCATACAAAGGTAATCCTGGTGATATTTTAATATTCCCTTCTCCTTTGCGTCATTCAGTAGATAAACATACAAGTGAAGAAAGCAGAATAACTCTTGCATACAACTTATATTATTTAAATGCTTCATAATTTATTTCCGTCCCCTGTTTATGACGTTGAATTAAGTCTTGATACTAAGCCCATGGCTTCTTATTGTTTAGATTTAAAAAAGAAATCTAATAATATTCTTAAAAGTAATGTAGGAGGATGGCAATCTTCACCTTTAGATAAAGAACCCCTTCCTTTAAAGGCCTTATTCAAAAGCATCGTTAATCATGCTAATAAATTTAATGAGGTTCTTGGATTTAAAAATCCACTACGTTTAGGAAATAGCTGGATAAATATCAATGGTTACCGAGATTATAACATAGAACATATTCATCCCGGAGCCGCACTCTCAGGTGTGTATTATATTAAATCTAATTCCAATAGCGGCAATTTAAGATTCTTACATCCTACTAAAGATTTAATGTCTTATGATTGGAGTGGACTTAGCTGGAAAGAACCTAATGAGTATAATTCTCTTACATGGTGGTTTGCTCCAATTGAAAATAAATTATTTTTATTTCCTAGTTGGCTTAGACACTATGTTGATCCCAACTTGAATAAAGAGGAGGAAAGGATATCTATATCCTTTAATTTAATATGCTCCTCTTAAAATTATTTCCCACTCCTGTTGCTGTCTTTGATCTTAAACCTTTAAGTGACGAGGAAAAATCTACTATACTTAATACACCTTGTGGTAACAATTCGGATCCTTACCTAGAAAATGTTTCTTCTAATGATGATTATATTTTAAGAAATGAAAAATTAAAAAGACTCAGAGAAGATATGCAAACGTGTATTGATAGGTATAAAAATGAAGTCATGAGCTGTGACCTAGAATTATATATGACTAATTCATGGGTTAATTTTTTACGTCCGAATAAAAAGCTACCCATGCACCATCATTCTAATAGTATTGTTTCAGGGGTTTATTATATTAAAACGGATAAGGACACGCCTAATATTGAATTTGAACACCCTAACACAAGCTTATGGCGTTTAACTTGGAAAAGAAAAGAGTTTAATCATGAAAATAATTTATCTTCTTACATTAAAATAAGAGAGAACATGCTGATTTTATTTCCTTCTACTCTTTGGCACAGTGTAAATAAAAATGTTTCTTCGGCAACAAGAGTTTCATTATCCTTTAATACATTCTTAAGGGGAGAACTTGATTCTAATAATTATTTAGCGGAGCTGACATTAAAATGAAACCTTTAGTCATAAAAAATTTAATTCCGGAAGTATACCAAAACGAATTAAAACAAACAGTAGATCAAATACCTTTTTATTATACACCCAGCATAGGGTACAATGAAAACAGTCCTGCTGCAGATGGAATTAGGTTTTTAGATAACATAGGGTTTAGTCATGCTTTAGTTATGAAGGGGGAAGAAGACTCCATGCACTGGGGATTGTTTAGACCCATTTTATATTTCTTTGCAGAAAAAACAAATATTATTGTCAAACAAGTTTTACGTGTACGACTAAGACTTACCTTTCAACATCCTGATAGGGAAAAATTTCTATTTAATAAACCTCATACAGATTTGCCTGACCATAGTGGACCGTATAAAACCCTGGTCTACTACATAAATAGTTCGGATGGGGATACTTTTATTTTTGATAAATTTTTTAATAAAGAAGATCCTAAAGATGTTTTAAAAGATATTGATAAAAAAATTATTTTACAAAATACTCCTAAGCAAGGAGACGCTATTTATTTTGAAGGACATCAATATCACGCTGGCAATACGCCGATTAAATATAAACACCGATATGTAGTCAACTTTGATTTTACAATATGAATGATTTTAATACTAATAATTATACGGTCGTCAAAAAAGCTATCTCTACGGAGAGGTCTAAATTTATTTATGATTATATTTCTTTACGACGAAAAATAGCAAACTATTTATTTCAAAAAAAATTAATCTCTCCTTATACTAAATTTTTTGGTCATTGGCATGACCCTCAAGTTCCAAACACTTACGCTGTTTATGGGGATACTGTAATGGAAACATTACTTCTTGAATTAAAACCACTGATGGAAAAAGAAACAGAAAAAGACTTAGTTGAAATGTATTCTTATTGTAGAATATATAAAAAAGACGATGTCTTATATCGACATAAAGATAGAACATCGTGCGAGGTCTCTACAACTTTATTTTTAGGAGGAGACCCGTGGCCTATTTATTTAGATCCCACACAAGATAACGCTCAGCCTGGGATAAAAGTAGATCTAGAGACTGGGGACATGTTAGTATATAAAGGATGTATCCTGGAGCATTGGAGAGAATCTTTTCAAGGTAATGACTGTGCTCAGGTTTTTCTTCATTATAATACTAAAAATGAAAACTCAGAAAAAAATAAATATGACAAAAGAGAATTTATAGGAGTACCTGATAAATGAAACAAGAAGTAACTGCAATTAATTCAGGCGAGCTCTTTCCATTTATTGTTGCAGATAACTGGTATTCTCCGGAGGAAGAAAAATTAATTTGGAAAGAATTAGATTTTTATTACCGGCCAGATAATTTGGAACCAGCCTCTGATTTTTCAGCTAAAACAAAAGGGGTTATTTTAAGTAATAGTTGGAGAATATATCCTGATGCTATGTTTACTCAAAAATATAAAAACGTTTCTTCAATTATGACAGCTAAGAAAAAATTTACTTATAGACCCTTTCTAGACTTTGTAAAAAAAGCGATGCCGCAGGGGATTCAATTTGCAACCACTAATCGAGACGCTACTATGATTAGTTATTATGATCATGCTCAAGAATATAAACCCCATCATGATGATCCTCAGTTTACTATTCTTATTTGGTTTTATAAAAGTCCTAAAAAATTCACGGGGGGAGATTTTATATTTACACAACCTAATGTAAATGTTAAATGTAAACATAATCGTATGGTATTATTTCCAAGTTATTATCTACATCAAGTTACACCTATTCTAATGGAGCAGGAACATAGAAATAAAGGATTAGGTAGATTTACCATTACTCATTTTTATTGGAGCCATTCTTAATGTATACAAAGAAATTTTTATATGACGAAATATGTGACTGGTTTATAACTTTATATAAACGGAGTGATGATAAAAAACAGGTCTTTAATGACAAGAAAGTTTTAAGACTTTATGATTTAATCACAGAAGAAGACACAGTGAAAAGAGCTATCACTTTTATGAGTAACCATATTGCTAAAGAATTTCCTACTAAACGTTTTTACATTAAAAATATTGAACTCGTAGAATGGAACGAGGGTCAAGGTATGGATTGGCACAGAGACTATCCTTATTATGAAGGCACTTCTATAATATTTTTAAATGATGATTATGAAGGTGGAGAATTAATAACGGCCAATGATGCAGCTGACTCCATGAAACATACAAGAATAATCCACCCCCCTGAAAAAGGAGCCATTGTTAGTTTTTTAAATATGCTGTGGCATAAGGTTAACCCAGTCACAAAGGGTAAAAGATACACCCTGGCTGTCTGGTATGACACGCTCTAAAAGTCTAGACTTTTTTTCATAATTGATTTAGGATGGGGACCTAATACAAAGAACTCATTATGCTACAAAAAGTAAACTTTTTACCAGGATTTAATAAACAAGTTACCCCTACTGGAGCCGAAGCTCAATGGACCGGCGGGGATAATGTACGTTTTAGGTATGGTACACCTGAGAAATTAGGTGGCTGGGATCAATTAGGTGGGGATAATTTAACCGGAGCCGCAAGAGCCCTTCATCATTTTGACGACAACGCAGGGGTTAAATTTGCTGCCATAGGAACAAACAGAATTTTATATGTCTATTCAGGTGGACAATATCATGACATTCACCCTATCAACAATACGATTACAGGGTGTGATTTTTCTACAACTTCAGGTCAACCTACCATTACAATAACTTTTCCAACTCCTCATGGTATGAGTGAAGATGATATCGTTTTATTAGATACAGTTACCGCGCCTCCGGGCACAGGCTACACCGATGCAGATTTTGAAGATAAAAAATTTATGGCTACATCCATTCCTACAGCAACAAGTATTACAATTACCATGGATGCTAATGCAGGAGCAACCACGGTCAATGTAGGAAGTTGTAGAGCTCAAACTTATTATACCGTCGGGCCCGAACAAGAACTTGGCGGATTTGGTTATGGTACGGGTCAATGGTCAGGAACCTCTTCCGGTCCAGCGACTACTACATTAGGTGCTAACATTGCAGATGTCAGTACAACAAATATTACTCTTACCAGTTCGGCAGCTTTTCCAAGCTCAGGAGAAATTAGAGTAGGGACAGAAGATATTAGCTTTACCGCGAATGATACAGCCACAGGAATTCTTAGTGGAGGAGCAAGAGGAGTTAACGGAACCACGGCGCAATCTAGTACTACCTCACCATCTACTCACAGTTCCGGCGATGCTGTAACTGATATTTCAGACTACGTAGCCTGGGGAGAATCTTCTACAGAAGAAGTAACCCTGGAACCGGGTCTATGGGTTCTTGATAACTATGGAACTACTCTTATTGCTTTGATTTATAATGGCAAATGTTTTTCATGGGATTCAACTATTGCTAATGCAACAGAAACCAGGGCAACAGTTATTGCAGGAGCTCCAACAGCTTCAAGACATGTATTAGTATCTCCCGTTGATCGACACTTAATTTTTTTAGGAACAGAAACCACAATCGGAACTGTAGCAACTCAAGATGATATGTTTATCCGATGGTCTGATCAGGAAAGTACAAGTGATTATACTCCTACAGCAACGAACACGGCCGGCACGCAAAGACTAGCCAATGGTTCTAAAATCATGGGCTCTATTCGAGGTCGGGATGCTATTTATATTTGGAC